AAGAATGCCACGGAAAATGAAACATTATTCTTTGGAAGATTTATCTGATGTTCCTTGTCCTTCTTTGATATAAACCTTATCCATTGTTTGTGTGGAATGCCCAGTGATTTTTGACATTTCTTCTTTCTTCTTATTTAAATCAGCAAAGGCATCACTTAACACGATTTTTCTTATCATCGTTGTGCTGATATTTTTTCCTAAATATTTTTTACTAAATTTCAATAATAATTGAGATATGGCATTTCTTGATAATGGAGTTCCAACAGATGATTTAAATAAAACATTTCCATCTATTTTTTTAATATATGCCCTTAAAATTCTTTCTGTTTCCTTTGATACAGGAATATTTAATTGTTTATATTTCTTATTTGTTTTAAATTGGTTCATTACGAAAAAAGCAGAATTCTTTTCAAGAACCAAATAATTATGTTCTTCTTTATCTTTTTCACTTAGTTTGTTATATAATCGTTTTGTGATTATAAGACAGCCACTCAAATCATTCCTCATGGGGAGTTTTAAATGAACCTTGAATATAATATAAGCTTGAAGCAAATTCCATTCTGATGGTGAAAAGGATTCTTTCTTTTTCCATCCCTTCAAATCTTTTTCCATGTTTCCAAGCATTTTTTGAACCTCTGATAATTCCACAAAATTTCCTTTTTGTTTTTCAGATATTGTTCCTTTCGCATTTTCATCTTCATATTTTTTATTTAATTCATCTCTCATATCATTATATTTCTCAATCAATGATTTATCTTTATCCAATGCCATTAATAAAATTATTATACTATTATAATAATTCCGCTGTGTTGTATATGATAAATCTTTTAACTTATTTTTCACTTCACTAACATTTTCCAAAAAACTATAACCATCTGATTCAAACATTTTTCTCAATTTATTTAAATTTGTTGAATACATTTTAATTGTGGATTCTTTAACATTGGGACGAGATTTCTTGATTGTTTCTTTTAGATTTTCAACTTTCATTTATATATAATATAAGATTTTATTTTATATATAATAAACTTAAAAAAAGATATTTATAAAAGATATTGATTAAAATCAAATTATGGAATCGTCGCCACTTTGTTCATTATATTAGAATAAAATTACCGAATGGCGATTTTTAATCCATTTAATTTTCAACCATAATATCATCACCCTTAATGGAAATGGTTTTCAGGTGCGAAACGAATATCTTGAACAGCTTATCCTTATCAGGAGCAGTCCCTTCATAACGAAGATTGAGTCGTGTATCTTTATTCCTGCCATCAAAAATTGTGTTTTCATCAAGGGTTAATGCCCTACCTATAAGGAAATTTCTCTGATAATTTACAAAACTTAGTGGTTTCATGTTGTGACTCTGTTGAAGTGCTTTCTCTAATTCAATTAGATGATTCTGATTTATTCCTGCCCCCTTGGAAGAACTTAAATCTGTTTCAATTCGGCGACTTGGAACAAGTTTGCCATCTATCTGAAACTGATAAGAAGTCAGATAATCACCAATTCCTGTGATGTAAGGTCTATCAGAAAATTCAGAAATTCCATAAACAGCTGATAAAGAATTGGGTTGAATTTTGTTAATCTCATATGTTCCGCCAGAATCAGTTGCCTGTTGCTGTGTGTATGGTTTGCTGTCACATGGCATCACAATAATGCTCCGTGCCTTCGCATGTTCGCAACTGATGGGAATGCTCTGTTGTAAATCACCAGCCAATGCGGAATGTAACTGACAATTAATGGATGGAAGGTCAAACTGAATCATCCCACCATTTTTCATTTTAGAAACAATTCCCTGTTCATATTTATCTCCCATAGATAATTGCCTGACAACAAGCTTAACATCAGAAATCAGATATTTCGCATTGAAATCAGCACCTATTGCTTTGGAATAAAGCATCCATTCCCTGTTATGAGTTGCTAATAAATCCGTGTTTAATGTCACAGGGTCGGCAAGAGTATATTTAATCGGCTGACCAGCAACACCACTTTCAATTTTGGAAATAATGGCAGGAACATCCATTGTTGGCTCAGTTCCATTTGTCCGTTTATAAAAACCTATGGATTCACCAACAGCAAACGGCGAATGAGCAGGATTCGTTTGTCCATTATCCTGTTCCGTGTAAAATTCATCAGTGGCAACACCATTTGTCCAACGAGTATTTGCCCCATCAGTTGATGCGAAGATAGGATTGAGAGAAACCTTTCTGTTCAGGGATGTGCTGTCAAATGTCCTGAATACTTCTTTATTTGGCGAACATGTGAGTTCAATAAAAGCACCATTTGTTAAAAGGTTGGGGAATGCGGATTTAGAATTTGCGAACATTCCCATATGTATTTGAAGCGAAACCCTTGCTTTTGTGTAACCAAGAACATCAGCAGGAGCAACAGAACCGATTCCGTTGGGGTCAGAATCAGCATTCTTTCCAACCAGTCCCTGCTGATTCAGAGCATTATATTGAACATTATTCTGATGCGATTTAAATGAGCCACAAGTGCCACGATTCTGAGGATTCCAAGTTCCACATAATTCAGTTAATGCCCTTTTGTTTCTGATAGAATCATTTTGTTCATAACTATATTTAATATTAACCATGGACGAATATTGGTCAGTAGATTCCAAAACTTTTTGCCGATTCCCTGCATAACAAACCACTCTTGAAAATAAACTATTCGCACCGATTGTGCCATCAAGTGTGAGCTTGGCATCCGTGGAAGTTAAACCATCGGTTGTGGGGTCATATTTCACTAATAGGTCAAAATTTAAATAACATTGATTTCCCTGAAAAAACTTAATGCTTGGAGGAATATATATTCCAATAACTTGATTCTCTTCAAATTCATTAGAACCCAAAGCACGAATTTCAATATCACTTTGCCCAATATTTACTTTATCACCAACTTTCCAGTAACTGCCTGACATATTTATAATTATTATATATATAATTTATTTATAATAATAATTTTAAAAAAAGGGTTTAGAAAATAAAATCAAATAGTTGCCATTCTGTTGATTATATTAGAATAAAATTACCGAATGGCGATTTTTATCCATTATTGATGAAGTGGATTATGTTTTCTGAAATGGAGACAGATAATTGTTTGCCCAGTTAAATCATCAATTAATTGTTCTCTATTGTTACATATAGATAAATTCAATTCATTTAATTTTAATTTTTGAGTATTTCCCAAGCGAATATATGTTTTTGAAGCAGGTTCAAAATATAAACCAGTGCCTGTTTCTCTATTAGATGAATCAAACCTTGGACAATGATATAATATTTTTGAAGGTCTGCCAACCCCAGCATTATATGCCCTTTGAGTGAAATTATCTAATCTAATAAACATGGATTCATATGATTGTAAGGTTGGAACAGCATCAGAAACATAAACGATTTCTCCATCTGTTCGTGTGGCATTAGATTGGTCACATATAGCTCTATTTGGAAATCCTAAATCATATGATAAATTAGCACCTTCTGTGTTTTCAAAATAATTCAAGGCAGGTTGAAGAATCATCTGTGGAAAATAACCAGTTAAATGAGCATTTTCTGTGCCGTGGTCTGTTACACCTTTATATGTGTGAAGTGTTGAATCCTCAATATCATATGCCTGAGAACAATCAACAAGTTTTGTATATCTTCCCATTCCTGCCCTCCACATTCGGCAAAACCAATCTTTATCATTATCCGCATAAACAGATGCTCCTCCTGTATTTCTTCCATCATAAGCTTCAATTTTACAACTTTTCAAATGTCTTCCAATAACAACCTTTGGATATAAATTCCAACAGGTTTGTCCAGCAGGTTTCGGAATATTTTCTTTCTTGGCATCTTGGGAACTAACTAAATCAGGGTCTGTCACCACAACCCAAGCACCCCCTGTGTGTGAATATAGAGATATAACAACCTTTTCATTTTTTACTTCAAATCGCAATTTACGATAATCATCTGTATTTGTTGAAAAATTATATTGTCCAGCATGTTTTCCACCCATACCGCCCCCTGAATTCCAAGAAGAATTTGTGAAATCAGACAAACCATGTGTGCCACCTTTATAATATTGAATAGATTTCATTATAACAGAACCATCTCCACGAGGATTTTTCACAAGGTGACCAACTTGAAGCCATCTATTTGAAGAATTTCCACCTCTTCCTGATTGAGTTGAACATTGAACAACAAAGTCAAATGGATGTGTATTAAATGCCGAAAATTCATTGTCTGTTGGATTATAATTCTGTTGAAGATTGGCATTATTTGTTGTTGCTCTACTTAATCCAATTTGCCAATCAGTATTTAATTTAAGAACACCATCAATTGTCCCAAGTCCTGTTAAATCAATGTCCATTTTACCATTCATATGTGAAAGTGGGAAATCTTTTCCGAATGCCATATTGCTCTGTTTTATATCAGGGGAAGCACTGCCAGTTGATGCGAGGGGATTATTACAAGATAAAACAACATCATCTGTGTTGTCTGTTATAGTTATATGATTATTATCATTCATAATTCCAAAGGTTTTTGGAAGTTTTGGGTCAAGAAATTGCCCATCAGCTGATTTATATGTGAATTTAAATCCAGCGAATCCGTGTCCTGAGGTTGTTGCTGTTCCACTTGAATCAATTGTCCTTGCTATTTCACATTTTACAGAAGCACCATCAGAAGCAGGTGCTTGATAATCAGGATGAGGAATTCCACGAATCATTCCTCTTGTTATTCTATCAGCAAATTCAGATAATGACATGGATTCATCTGTGTCATAATTTGCCATGTGCGGACGACATTGAATTGGAAAATTGATTGAATCATTAGAAGTGAATCCATCTGCTTGACTTCTTACATCAATTCCTAAATATTGAAACCATCTATCACCAGCATTTATTGAAACCAATCCGTCCTTGTTACATTTCACATTTACAACAGCAACTTCCGAATCAGGTTCAATGTCAATTGGATTCACCAAATGATTTGTGAATCTATAAGAAGCTTGATTCGTGTATTGCCTATCATAATCCGTTTTTCCATAATCTAATTCATTGGAGCAAACAATTAATGACATTTTATTTATAATTTATATAAATAAAAAAAAATATTATATTAAATTATAAATAATATGGATAAAGTTCAAAATGTTCCGAAAGCTGTGAAACCTATGACAATATTTTATGCTGATGATTATGATGATGGAAAAGGGAATGGTTCTATTCTTCAATTTCAGATTGATAAGAAAAAACAACCGAAACTAAAAAAGAAGGATATATTTATAACATCCGATAATCAAGATAATGAAGAAGATTCAATGAATCGGCACACGGCAAGTTTAAAGAAACTTCAATCCAATCGTGAAAAAAAGAAAAATTCTAAATAATCGCCACTATGATGATTATATTAGAATAAAATTACATAATGGCGATTTTTATGCCATTATAGAATTATTAAAAAGAAAGATTAAAAAAAAGATATATTTAGAATATATTATTATAATATTCTTTAATTTGTGAAGGTGAAATATCTATAATATAATTATCTAAATCATCCATTAAGTTTTGTTCTAATTGAAATATTATATTTAATTGTTCTATAAAATTCATTATATTATATATATTATTTTAATTTTTTATTTATAAATCCAAAGGATTTTCTTCATCATCAGACAACCAATCAATAACTTCATTTGTTGGTTTTTTGTTCCTTAACCAATATAATTCTTTATGGAAATCCATTTGTTTTTCATTTAGTTTATAAATAACACATGATTTTCCTTTCCTTGTGGTTTTCTTATTGTCAAATAAATCATCTCCACAAAGCCCTGAATACATTTTATAAAGAAATTTCTTACATTCTTTCGCTGATGTGAAATCTATTTTTTCCCATTTTTCAGTTTTGATTGAACATCTGAAAACTGCCTTATATTCTTTAATGAATTTTTCAATTCTATCTTTTGGAAGTCCTTGCTTACAATCAATATTTCCTAAACAATCAAGCCCATTCTCAATGTAATTCCCATCTCCATCATATAATTTGCCATTTTCAAGGTTTAACATTCTTCTGAATTTTAAAAGAAACAATATTTGTGAATCATATGATTTTGCTTTGTTTGGATTGAAATCACCTGAATATAAATCATAATCTGTGAATTTATTATATAAATCATCTTCTTCATTGAAAAATATCTTGGAAATATTCCAATGGTCTTTAATGTCAAATGGATTCAATAAAAATTTAGTATATTTTCCAATATCATTCCAATCAATTTTAAGAATTTCATTTAATTGAATAATTGAAGGTGGGAAAATTTCTGAATGTAACTTCTTAATATCTTCATCACCCTCCTTCCAATCATCCACTCTGTCTAAATATTCCTGTGCCATTTCCTTGAATTCTTTTTCTTTTTGTTGCTTGATTGCTTTCCTATCATCAACAAGTTTTTGACCTTCTGATGTGCTTTGAAATTTTAGATTCAGTTTAAATCCACGATTCCGAAGGATATTGATGAAATGAGCAAATTTATTTGTTGCGAAACAATTATCACGATATATGTATTGAGCTAATAAATCATTGTATAAATCATTTTTCAATTTAGAAATCTTTCCACCTGTTTCAGCACAAACCTGACCAAATGTATTTGCTGAATAATCTTCTCTGTTTTGAATTAATGTTTTTGTGTGTTCAATGTTATGATATGTATAAACTTTCCACATTTTCATTGAGAATAAGAATTTTAAATAAGTTATATTTCTATTCCTACATATTTGTTGAACCATTTCCTCAGGATTAATTGTTTGTTCTCTCATATAAGCAAAAACAGGTCTTTTCATGGTTGAATCAAGCCCATATAACACAGCAGGAGAAAACACAACTCTTTTGTGTGAATCCAAATCCTTTCTGCCTTTAATGAATTGTTTATTTTTAGAATCCCACCAACCTTCCGATGTAATCAATAAATAATCAGTTGAATCACCAATTGAAGCAATAATTTCTGATTGTGTTTTAGAATCACAACAAATCATCCACTCATCTTCATTATTAACTGCTTTGATAAATTTATTATATGAAAAGATTTCTTCTGCTGGGATGCCATTATTATGTTTATATTTGTTTTTGATATATAGAAGTTCCTCATTGTTACGGATTGCTTTTTTAAGGAATAATAAAGATATTTCATTGATGTCAGCATCACAACAAACAACTTTATCTGCCTGTTCAATAATAAACATGAAAAATGCCCAAATATTCATTCTATCCTTGGATAGTGTTGGGGATGTGATTAAATGTTTAATTAATGAATTGAATTCATCAAGGAAAATAACATAATCATCTAAACAGCTGAAATTTCTGAGTTTCATTAATGAATCAATGGTTATGACAATATTCTCACCTTCCCATTCACCCCAATATTTTCCTTCCTTTTTATTTCTTTCTGAAATATCTTTGTGCCAATATGTAACTATTCCATCATCATTGAAAACCTTAACTTGTTCTTCTCCAAGTGTAATTCTTGAAACAATTGAAATCATCCGCTTCTTTTTTGCTTTGATATAATTTTTCATTTCAGTTGTTTTTCCTGTGCCTGTGTCAGATTGCCAAGCTTGAACACGATTATCATATTCAGTATATGCCAAAACCTTTGAACCATCAGGTTTTATTCCAAGTTTCTCCCTATCAATAATATCAGTTGGTTTATTATTATTTGGTTGAACAGGTTTCATTTTGTAATAATCAAGACATGTTCTCGCATTCTTTAATTTCGTGTTCAATAATATATGATTAATAGCAAAAAATTGAGCTGTTTTAACATATTCCCAATGAACAAGATTCTTTTCATAATTATATGTGTCACCACCTCGTTTTTTAGAGTATTTATCCCATAATTCTTGTTTATCTATTTGTTTCATTGCTGTTGTAAAGATAATCCAAGCATTTTGTTCAATGAAATATTTATCAGGAAGGTTTTTAATGATTCTTTCAGCAAGATTATCAGGAATTGAAATCTGATAAACATCTAAATCAACCTCATGCTCAGTTGTTTCCATTAATTCATTGGTTGTTGGGTCAATGATTTTCATAGCAGAATCCTCAACCTTTTTTGAATAATCAAGCTTTTTGCCTGATTTTGAAACACCTGATTTTTTATATATATTATCAAGCATCCATTGAATAATTTCTTTGGGAGCATCATTAATTGCTCCACCTTCATATGTATAAAATTTCCCATTACATTGTGAGCCACCTGCCACAATATATCCACCATTGGAACGAACATCAATGTTTGTGGCTCGGTGTGATGTTGTTTTCATTTGTGGATGAAAATTGAAATACATATGCCGACCACCATTTGTTGATTTAATCATGAAAATATTATGTTTCTTAGCATATTCATCAGGACATCCAAATGTTTTGGTGAATTCACAATGTTCTTTAATCCAAGGATTTTTTGAACCTTCTTTGAAATAGAAATCTAAATCTAACACCCATATATTATTCTTCAATCCACAAGGAATTCCATAATTAATGTTTCCTTCTTTAATCATTGCCATTGACCTTTTCCGCCAATAACTTTCATTAACATAATAATCAACCTTAACCTTATTCTTAACCATGATTTTGTTCCCATCTTTATCTTGGGATTCAATCATTACAAAATCGCCATTATCATCTTTTTCATAGTAATATTTATCCCATTCATTTGAAGGGAATTTTGTATTATATCCCAACTTGAATGTTGTGAATTCATAATCCATATAATCAATATCTATATTATTATTTTGCTCAATTAATTGTTTATTGCTCATTGTATTTTTTTTATCCCCCATCTTATATTTAGATATTATATTTATTCTTTTAAGTATATTTTTTCTATCCACCATTTTATAATATTAACATAGAAAATAATTTCGCTAAAATTCATTTAATTTTTCCGATAATTGAAATAACTTAAATATCTATAATATTTGGTTTAAAATTTCCGATAGTTGCCATTCTGTAATTTTATTCTAATATAATGAACAGAATGGCAACGATTCAATAATCTGATTTTAATCAATTTTTTTTCATTCAATAATTATTTTTGATATAATATATATAATAGCAATGGGTGGTGAATTGGCTGATTTCAATATAAATGAAATAGCAGGTGCTGGTTCATTAATTCTTGGTTCTCTTGGTGGTTTAATGTTAATCTGTTTCAAAAGCAGATGCTCCTCAATAAATTATTCATGCTTTTATGGTTTATTTAAATGGAATTGTATCAGACAAATTCCTGATGATAATTCATCAGATGAAGAAAATTCATCTAATAAAAATAATGAGAAAAATATTGTTAAAAAAAAGAATGATAAGAAGAAGGTTACTATTCTTCAACCTGAACCTGAGCCTCAACCTTGAATCCATGTTGATTTAAATAATCAACTCTATCAGGATATTTATTGATAAAAACATTTATTTTATCATTTAACTTATAATAATTATATAGTGACTTATATTTCAATAATTGCTTATTATCTTGATATTTTTGTGCTTTCACTTCTTTGTGAGCATCATAATGTGCTTTTGCTCTTGCTCTATTCATTTCAATAAATCCATCCTTTTCCTTCCTTTTTATATATTTCCGTTTCTCCCTTGCTCTCATCTTCTTATAAGATACAATTATTTTTGATAGTTGTTCATCTGAATATTCGGTGATTAAGTTTTCTTCTGACATTTTCTTTATATTATATATATAGAAAATATTTTTATCTTTATATATTTAATTTATAAATCTAAATTAAAATATATATTAATTTATATAATGGATAAAAAACAATCTAATCATGAAATATTGAAAGATATTGATTCTTTATTGAAAACAATGATATTGGATATAGATGTTGTTAAAGATGATGTCCATTATATCAAGGAGAAGATTAATGAAAAACAACTAACTGAACAACCTATGCCATTTAAATCTGAACCTGAACCTGAACCTCAACCTGAAATAAAAGGTTGGTTCTTTTCATCTTAATAAATCTTTTTTTATTATTAATTCTTTTATAGATATAAATAGAAATTTATAGAAATATTTAAAAATATTATAGAAATATTTTAATCTTTGTAATTATATAAATGGAATATTTCCCCAATGTTGAAGGCGGTGATGATGAAATTCCTGATGATGAGCTGAATGATGAGCGAATTGAATCCAATGGTTACGATGACACCACACCAATTGAAACACCTCCTCCTTTATCCATGGATGATGTATTTGTTCAGAAACCAATTAAAATGAAACAGGTTATTGAAGAAGAGAAACCAAAACCAAAGAAAGAAAGAAAGAAGAGAGTTATGACAGAAGAACACAAAAGGAAATTAGCAGAAGCAAGAGTTAAAGCATTAGAAGTTCGCCGTGAGAATGCGAGAATCAAAAGAGAAGAAAAGGAATTGTTAAAAATGAAAAAGAAACAGGATTTGGAAAAATTACGGAATGAAGTTACTGGAAAACCTGTAAAAATGAAAGTTGAAGAATTAGTTGAAACAAAACCAATTGAAATTCCCAAACCACAACCACAACCAAAACCACAACCAAAACCTGTTGTTAAAATGTATTCTCAGGAGGATTTAGATAATGCTGTTCTTCAAGGAATAGCTGGTTATGATTCATTAAGAAAAACAAGGAAAAAGGAAAAGGATGAACAAAGGAAACTTGATGAACATGAAAGAAAAATAAAAGAGGATTTAATGCGGAGATGTTCAGCAAAAAATATTGTTGATGACAATCCGTTTTCTCATTGTTTCTAATTATTATTTATCCATGGGGGAAGAAAAATCGCCACTCTGTAATTTTATCCTAATATAATCAACAGAATGGCGATTTTTCTATCCACGATAATATATTTAACATTTTTTGTGTCACATATAATTTTTTTATTTATTATATTATATTATAATAAATATGGAAGAAACAAAGCCCAAAGGACTTAAAATGATGAAAGTTGTTGATATGGAAAATAGTTCTAAATATAAAAAAATAAATCCTATCTTGATGAAGCCTCCGTTTCTATTATTGGGAATTGGGTCGGTTCGCAGTGGGAAGACGAATTCCTTAATTAATATGATGCGACAAGAACCGACAGCAGACGGCGACGGCATGTATGGAACACAATATTTTGATGATGTGCTGGTGATTTCAAACACAATCGGCAATGACCCAAAAGGAAGATTTTTATCTGATGCTTTTAGAGTTGAAGACCATTTTGAGAATCGTTTTATTGATGAATTAGTTGAATCTCAAAAGAAATATCCTCGTGGGGAAGCTCCCACCACATTATTAATTTTAGATGATATTATTTCTAAGGATTTTAAGAAAACCACATCTAATTCAATAAATTCACTTGCCACTCGCTTCCGTCATTATGAAATGTCAATTATGATTTTCACACAATCATTCCGTGCTGTCTCCACCATGATTCGCAGTAATGCCACAGATATAATGATATTCAGACAACAATCATCAAAAGAAATGGAGAAAATAATTGAAGAATATTCTGATTTGTGCGGTTCAGAGGAATTATTTCAAAAATATTATGATATAGCACATCAAGAAAGATATGGTTTTTTATATATTGATGTTCAAGAGAATCCTGCGAAGTTTTATAAATCATTTGAAGAATTAATTGGAATTGGTGACAAATTGGTTTATACTGGTTCAATTCCACAAAAAGAAAATGATTTATTTGAAAAGGAAAATAAAAAGAAAAAATAAATGTAACAAATAATTATATTATATATAATTATAAATATGGAATCATTGGGTTTGTCAAATGCTATTTCTCAACAAGAAGGATTAACGAATGAAGCAAGAAATGAGAATGAATTTCTTCAACAGGAAAATAATCGTGCCATAGCAACATATCATCAAAAAGTAGCTTCTTTAAAACAAGCTGACACAAGCGAAGATTCTAAAAATTTAGGTGAAATTTCAAGTCAAGTTGCGGATGGTGTGGCAAAGGCGAAAGAATATAGAGATGCTTTAAAATCAGGTGAATGGAAGGGAACAATTGATAATCTTCAAAGTGGTGCGAAAAAGGTGGCATCAGGTGTGAAAAGGGTGGCAGGGGCTGTTTCTGATTCTTTGCCATCAGCACCTCCAAAACCTTCTGTTGATGGGATTGAAGTCAGCGGAACGGAAATGACAGGTGAAATGCCACCTGCTCAACCTGAACAACCTGCTGAACCACCTTCTGAACCACAAGCACCACAAACAGAAGGTGAAGGTTCAGGCGAACAAAACACAGCAGGTGAAGGTGAGGGAGCAACTCCTGAATCAACTGCTGGTTCAACTGCTGAATCCACTGCTGAATCCACTGCTGGTGAAACAGCTGAATCAACTGCTGGTGAAACAGGCGGATTTTTAAAATCTGCTGGTGGTGTCGCAATGGAAGGTGCTTCTCGTGTATTTGGCGGAGCCATGGGAGGTGCTATGCTTGGCGATGATATTTATAATCAAGTAAGTCAAGGCAAATTTTTCACTGGTGAAAATACTGGTGATAAAATCGGACATTTCGCAAATGAAATTGGTTCAGCATTAGATGTTGGTGGAGCGGTTACTGCCGACCCATTTCTCATGGCATTAGGTGTGGGTGTTGGTGCTGTTGGTTCTGTTGTTTCTGATATTTCTGAATTATTTGGTCATAAAAAGAAAGAACAAGAAGTCCAAAAGGAAGCACCAAAACCACAAATAGAAAATGTTGTTGCTCCTGTAAATATAGCAGGTCAAGGTCAAATTGCTCAATCTTCTTCTTCAACCATTCAATCCGTTTCAGCTGGTGGTTCTTAATAATATTTTATTATATATATATATAATGAATGAATTATATTTTTTAAGATTAATGATATATATATTAAAATTCATAAATATTATATTTTATAATAAATATATATTATATATATTAAATGAGTGATAAGAAACCATTATATAAACCATTTGTTTCCAAAGCAAAAAACAAAAAATATGCTGTGTATGTTATGAAAAATGACAAGAAACGATTGATTCATTTTGGTGATAAAAGATATGGTCAATTCAAAGATAAATTAAAACATTATTCTAATTTAGACCATAATGACCCAAAAAGAAAAAAAGCATATTATTCAAGACATGGACAAACAAAAGATAAAAATTCAGCAAAATATTGGTCACATAAAATTTTATGGTGATATATATTATGGAAGAACAAACAATTGAATATTTAACATTATTCATTGGTTTTTTATATTTATTTGGTTACTATAAGTTATATCATTTATTTGTGGATTAAAATCAAATTATTGAATCGTTGCCATTCTGTTGATTATATTAGAATAAAATTACAGAGTGGCGATTTTTAAACAATTTAATGAAAGTTTTTTTTAATTTATTTTTTAAAGATATTTATTATATAATATAATATTATAAATATGAGTTCAAGATATTTGGAATTAGCTCCGAGTAATAAAACCACTGATTCAAAGTATTCATTCAAGAAGGGTGTGGCACAGCTTACATTTGATATTCCTGAGGGTGCTTATCTTTTAGACCCTGATTCCGTTCGGATTTGTGGTAAATTTAACATATTTAAGAAATCTGATGGAACGAGAACTGACACAGCTGACCCAAGCACCGACAATTTATCATTAAGTTCTCGCATTGGTGTTTGGTCTGTAATGAATCAATTAATTTGGAGAAGTTTAAAGCATCAGACGACAATTTCTCATGAAAAACACTGGAACAGATGGCTCGCAAGTTACATTGGATTAACTGCCACACCTGATGATTCTATTGGGTGGCTCTCAACCTCAACTTTAACAATGCCAAATTATTTTGTGGAAAAAGGTTCTATTGTTGATAAAGTCGCTGGGAATAATTTCTGCTGTCATCTCCCATGCGGACTTCTAATGTCAGGAACTGCTTTGAATCTAATGCCCAATGCTCTTGGGGGGCTTTCATTAACCATAATGTTAGAAAGTGATGCTATGGCACTCCAAGTGCTTCCTGCTAATAATGAAACTCCATCTGCTCCTGCTGATTATCTTGATGCCATGTATGAATTATCTGATGTTAAACTTGTTTGTTCAGTAATCACTCCGCCTCCTGACCAATTATCCCAATTAATGAAACAGAAATCAGGACAAATTACTTTCCAATCGGTTCATTCCTATTATGACACCGCAAATTCCACTAATATTCAAATGGCAATGAATCTTGGATTAAAAGAAGTTAAATCATTATTTATTAACATGATAAGTTCTGATAAATTAAATAATATAGCAGAAGATTCTTTTGCCACATTATCCCCTGCGAATGATGATGGCTCAATTGCGAATATTACAAAAATCACCTTCTTAAAGGGTGGGACAACTTTCCCAAAATTATTCCCATATGATACAAATTTCAAATCTGATTCAAAATCTGTTGTTGCTGACCCCAATGTAACAAGGGAATTTATTAACTCAGTTGTTTCTTTTGATAAAACACGAAGCACTCAGATATGTCCATCTAATGCCAACAGAAATTGGACAAATAAAGCAACTGGACTTGGAACTGATTATCGTTTTGTTAATGATTCAGGTGTGGTTTGGGGATTAGGTGTCAATTATGAAAATTATCTTGGTGGCTCAGGAATTGATATGAGCAAAGAACAATTCGGTTTGGCGGTTGATTGTGATTTAACCTCTGAAAATGCTCAATCCATGTTTTTATTTGTAAATGCTGAAACTTCTATTGTATATAATGAGAATGGTGTTCAAGTATTAAATTAATACAATTTTTTTAAAATTATGAAATTTTTTGATTTTTATTTATGTTAAAAAATATATATATAAATATTATAAAATGTCCAAGAATACTTCAACCCCAAGTGTTATGAATATTAAATCCATTCCAACCTCAACGGCACAAATGGTGGAATCTGATGTGTTGGAAAGTTTGACCTTTTCGCAGACGGAAGCGGTATGGGAATTCGCTCCAAAAGGATTCCTCCACCCCTCATCCACGATTTCGCTTGGATTTGTGAATAAACCTGCCCTTGATAATTGTTTCCCATTTATCAATGTGGGAATTGAAGCAGTTGTCCGCCGAGCTGTATTAAGAACCACAGCAGGAAGAGTGATTTGTGATACAGAGGACTGGAATCATCTTCAAGGAGTTAAATCATTACTTCAATCTAATTCAGGAAATAAGGAAAGAGAATCGTTTTTAAGTGGAAAACAAACATGTTTTGGAATTCTTTATGATGATGATTCTTCCACCAAATCCACCAATGGTTATGGTTTAGAAAATTCTCTTGATTATGATTCACACGAAACTCCAAAGGGACTTATGGCTGACCCCCATTTAAAACATGGTGCTGGTTCGCAATTCCAAATTAAACTTCACCAATTATTCCCATATATGAAAGCAGGAAATCAACTTCCATTATTTATGCTTCCTGATGAACGAATTCAGGTTCAGTTATTTTTCAATGATGAAAAGGAACGAATTGCTATGGATAAAAACGGAGCAGATGCTGACCTTCATCTTGAATCGTTAGAATTAGATAGGAAACAATGTAAAGTTATAGCTGATTATATTTTCTATGATGGCGAAACCATGGAAAAATTTAAAAATGATAATAAATCATTAACTTTCCAATATATTGATTATAGATTGTCCAAACAATCCCTGACAAATACTCAAACCGAAAATAATGTGAGAAATGTTGGTGGAAATGGAATGATTGTGAATAAATTATATTATTGTTACAATGACCCCAATGACACGGCAAAAACTCAACTCACAGGAAAAGTTGGTGTTGTTGGGACTCGCACTGCTGGTGATGGCAAAGAAGTTTTATCTTCCAATGTTTTCATTAATTCTCAATTTTTATATCCTCAATTTGTTGATAATACGGCACGGCATTTCCATAATCTGAAAGAAACTCAGGGAATGATTCCATTTATTAGCAGACAGGCATATTCAGGTGAAGGTTCTCGTGGCATCTCAAATGTTGCTGAACAATATTTTGAAGGATTTCCCCAAGCTGACCAATTCAGCGGAAGATGGTTTTGGCAGGGATTCAATCTTTCCAACCTAAACAAACGAGTTGATAATCGTGGCATTGAACTTCACACAAAGGCGGTTATGCCTGATATTAGTGCTTCGGCAGTCACATCATTCACTCAAAGATGTTGGCTTGAAATTCAAAGATATGTTGTCATTGAAAATGGTCACCTTGAATGTTATTATGTCTAAAAAAATCGCCATTCGGTAATTTTATTCTAATATAATGAACAAAGTGGCAACTATTTAATTTTATTCTTTCCATGATTTTTTTTAATAAATAATTATAATATATTATTATATATTATAATAATGAATGAATATTCAGATATAACATTGCTTGATTGTAATAGAAAGGAATCCGCACAAGCAGAAACAACCGCAGATAATTCACAATGGACAAATAGATTGGGAAAAGTTGTTCAATTAAATATTGGCGATTCAATTTCAGTGGCACAGGCATTTATTAATCAAAAAGGATGTGCCAATCCGCAATCAATAGAATTCCGTGGAAATGTTTTGGGAACTGGAAAAATAAAATCATTTAAACTTCAATATTCACAAGATGAATTTTCATCTGATATAAATGAGATTAGAACTCCAAATAATGTTGTGGATAGTCCTCTTCAAGCTGTATATAAAAAAACAACAGAAGAAGAATATTTAATGAAAGATAATGAAATAAAAATTGAAACAAATTATTATAAAAATGCGAATGGTGAAGGTTACATAATGCTTCCAAGAAAATTTTGGGGTTCAGAATCACACACAGAAGCATCTGCGATTGCGAAATCACTTTCCCAAGGAACATCAGATGATAATCAAGTTCTTTTTGGTTATAGTCCCACACCAACAACACAGGCATCTATGTTTTGGACAGGGACTGATGCTTTAAGGGATTGTTGGGGATACACAACAGGCTCAGGAGCAGGAACAACAGAATTTGCTGAATTTTCTAAGGGAGCATTAAGTGGTGTTTGTCCATATCAATTTGACCTTAATGACACAACAAGAAAAGGTCAAACAAAAGCATATAATTTCTTTAATGCTAATGATTATAATATTGTTAAAGGTGGAACAATTCCTGATTCTGTTGATGTTGCTGGTTCATCAACTAAATTTAATGATATAGATTGGTTTAATGAGGAAATGACTGGTCATATAACCGCCAATGTGAAACCTTATCATGATAATTCAAGATTCACAATGATGTCAAGAAGAATAATATTCAATAATTATTCAGATAAAGTTAAATTAAGGCTCAGCGGAGTAAGAGGTGGAAGCAAATTAATTGATGCTGTGACATGGTGGGCAGGTTCAAGAGATTTCTCACTAATGGATAATTATGGAGCTGAAAATTATGACATATTGCCTGACCCCACTAACCAATTAGACCCTGCTTTATCAACATATGATATTCACACAGATATAACTGAATTATCAATTGAAAAAGGATTCCATTCACCTCAATCAATTGCTGTTGAACTAACACAACAAATTCAGAAACAAAAAGATTATTCACCTGAAAGAATGAATTTTATAGAAACAAACACAGGACAAGCTCAATATTTTAACACAGCAATTCACACACAAACATATAAACCATATCAATGTGCTTCATTAAGAACCTTCGGATATTATCAAATGAATGAATTTTTTAATGGAACATGGAATCATGAAAATTCATTTAATTATTGGGGAGCAACAAATAACATTTTTGTGAAAAGGGCAGATTTGTTTGTTGCTGGGCGAAAATGTAACAATTGGCTTGGATATGTGGGATATGGTGATTCAGAAGCAAGTGCTGACCCCAATGCCATTAGTGGTGATTATACAAAACCATTTGATATTAATCTTACTGGAACATCTTTTGGAAAATGGGGAAAACCTAATTTCATTAAAAATGATATTGCTGTCGGAGGTGGTGCTGAGGGAAATAACACCACAGATTCAATTATTACATCTTGGGAATATACAAAATATAATTTAGAAAATTTAAATGAATTATTTAAGGTTCAAAGCCAATATCCTGAATTATTCAAAGTTTTAGATGAAGATGAAAATAATCCCAATGAAAAATCATCAGCTGAATTTTCAAATGTTGGAACGGCAGGTGTTGATTATACAGCAATCGCAACAATAGATAATTCAAGATTCCTTCATATGAATATCTTTGATTATGATGCGACAACTTATCTTAAACTGGGAGATGATGGATACAAACTTTTTGAATATTATCAATATGGACATAAAATGGATAGGAGTCACCAATCCATGCCAATCTTTTTCAAATATGATAAAAAGAAACAAGATAAATATATAAAAGACCCAACAATTAATAATTTAAGTTATGGATTCGCAACAAAGAAATTGATTGATGGGATTTATTATATTGAAATTCATCCTGAATTAGTTAATGGAATCCGTCCTGAATTTTTTGAATTCCGTGGAGGTTTTGATGATGCGAGTTCAGGTTTATTTGTTGAAAGAAGTATCACAAAAGAATTATGTATAATTGGCTGGGATTTTCATTATAATTCATATGGGAATGTTGTTATGACAGGATTCACTGGTGATTTACCAACTTCATATAATGGAGCATTTACAGGTGGTCAATATCAATGGAATAATGAGGAAACAATAGAATATTCAAAAAATATATCATCAAGAACATATATTGGAGCAAATAATTCAGCATTAGTTTATGACCAAGTTTCAGGAAGATTTGGTTTTGAATATCTTCATAATCCTGAATTTGTGGGTCAAAATTGGAATGCTGGTTCAACTGATATTGTTAATCCAACAACAACAGCAACAAATAATAATCCAATTGTTTCTGATGCTGGAAATGAATGTTATAAAATAAATAAAAGATTAAATACATGGACATTTTGTCCTGATTTGTGTCCATACACTCCGAATGTTCAAGGAACAATTGGAACATTTTCAGCAACAGAAAAGGTTGAATTATCTTTGTTTAACAATAATTTGTCACCATGGGTTATTTATGATTCTCATTGCGGTGTCAATTTTAATTTGGGAGAATCTTTTAAAGTAGCAAGTGAGAATGATGAAAAAAAACAAGGAGAGATTTGGGATAATTCATTTCTTGGAAAATTAGGATTCACATATGACCAATTTAATCCAAAAGTTATTGGAAGTAATAATAACGGACAAGCAAGAGTTGATTTCAGAAATGTGGCATCCATATATAATCCAACAACAAATTCACAAGATGTGGCAACTGATACAAATTCATTTATAATGAATCCATGGGGGGCGATTATGTATTCCACCCAATTGCCACATCAATATTATATTTCCACATTTGAAACAGGGGCAGGTGTTAATGCTCCACAAACATATTTCCCTGCTATAACACAGGACACTAAATCAATAAAAATTGAAGCTGTTTCACTTCCAAAAATAACAACAATCCCTTATTTGTCAATAAGGTCAGATATATTATCAGAATCCAAATATATTGGTGGATTAAATTCAGGATTATCACTTCCAATTATTTCAACAATAAACAAAATTAATGCTGATAAAGATTATATTCAATTAGGTGGTTCTGATTTAAGTTACACAATAACAAAACCAACATCTTTTTCAAGTATCACCACACAAATAACAAATCCTGATGGAACATTGGCATTAACTGATGATGGGAATGCTGTTATATATAAAATTGTTAAAAAAGGTAATTTAGAAAATTATGACATTATATCTCAAATATTACAAGAACAAACAAAAAAGAAAAAATGATAAATTAATATTCTAAAATTATTATATTATATATAAGTATAAAATGCCCAAACATTATGGAAAGAAAGCACCCAAAGGAAGCCATATGATGCCTGATGGTTCAATTATGAAAGATTCTGATATGGATGATAAACCAATGAAAAAAACCACCGCCAAAGCAAAGGGAACACGAAAACCTTCCTCGTGGAATCAACATGTTAGTAAAGTTTATCAAGCAGGAAAAAAAAAGAATGCTGACTATAAGTATTCACAAGCAATGAAGGATGCGAAAAAAACTTATAAACCTGCGAAGAAATAAATTATATTTATATATATTATAAATAATTATGCCAACATATAAACAACAATTCAATAAGAAACATAAACAACCATTGAATCAATCCAACACATTAAAACAAATATCTGATTTATCAGGATATGAAATGAAAGGAATCAAAACCATTTTTGACAAAGGGAAAGGGGCTTTTAAAACAAATCCACAATCTGTTCGTCCTCATATCAAAGCAATTGGAAAACAAGGTGGTGCGATTGCTTGGGGATATGCGAGGGTTTATGCGAGTATCAATCCAAAATCAAAATCATATAAAATTGATAAATCACATCTTGTGAAAAAGAAGAAAAAGAAATAAAATCGCCATTCTGTTCATTATATTAGAATAAAAATACAGAGTGGCGACGATTCCATAATTTGATTTTAATCATTTAAATTCTAATAAAAATTTTCCTGTTCTGTGTTGAAATACACCTTTATTTTTTTGTTTTAATTTATGTTTCATATCCAATTGTTTTTGAACCATTGGTGAAATATAAGGTTTAATATCAGGACATTTCATGTTTAATTCCTTCAATGCTTTTCTTACTGATGGAATGTCACCATATTGTGATATATATATGGCATTTCTTCTCATATCATCCTCATCTTTGAATTCAGATATATTTATATTATAATAATTTCTTGAATAATGTTTTATTTGCTTACAAATTAAAATAACATTATTTTTTTCATTTATTGATAATCTTTTCTTTGGATTACAATTATATAAATAACTTTTTAAATCTATAATATTATAAATAAAGTATTCATTTTCATCAAATGTTTCCTTTGATGATAAATTTAATTTTGTGGATAATAAAGCAGATAATTCTATTTTTCTATATTTTTTCGGATTACTGATTCCTAACTTGAATATATTATTTATTTTAACTAATTCATTTTTTGAATGTGTTTTATGAATAAACATTTTAATTATAATATTATATATATTTTTTTTTTGTTAGTTTATACTATAAGAATGCCATATAAAACTGGGAAATTGAAAGGTGAATTAACATTGCCTGAATTGAGAAAACTTGTGAAAGCTCACAATAAACTTCAAACAATCAAAATTCCTGCTGGAATCAATCGTGATGGAATGATTAAATTAATTGAAGATAATGGTTTTGATATTAATCATAAAGCACAATCTATTGTTCCAAGAACTCGCCCACGAAGGCAAGAAATATCTGTGACTCGTGCTAAAAAGATATTGGCGGAGAAACCAAAACTGACTGCTATTCAGCAACAGAAACAAGATGAGAGAAAAGCGAAAGCATTAGCAACCAAAAAGAAAAAAGAAAGAGAAAAGAAAAAACAAATTATTGAAGAACAAAAAAAGATTCAAAAAAAGAAGGATGAAAAGAAGAAACCTCCTTCTAAACCAAAACCTGCTGTAAAAAAACCACCTTCTAAACCAAAGGTTGCTTATAAAGATTTAACAAAGGATGTTGTATCAACAACATATGGGAAAAAGAAACCACCTGTTAAAAAACCAAAGGATATTAAACCACCTTCAACAACAACAAGGAAACCGAGAAGAACCCAAACACAAGCAGATAAAGTTGAAACAGACATGATTAAAAAATATCAAGGAAAATCAGCTGTTCAGAAAAATCCTGATATGAATCTTATTGAAGTGAATAATGTTAAAGATGGGATATTGACTGCGAAACAATATGCTGACATTAGAGATGTTCCTGCCCAAGCTATTTATGATAATTTAAGAAGTAATGCCTCTCCAATATTCTTTCCTTGGTCATCATTCCAAAAATCAGAATTAATATCATTAACTTATATATTAAAAAATAATTCAAATGATTGTTCTGTTAGTGAATCATTAATGAAATATATATCACATCATAGACAACAGAGAAAAGGGAAAAGCACAAATATGATTAATCCTAATAAAAATATTCAAGATATGGCAATATCTATTGCCGAAGCGATTGCTAATTGTTGGAAGAATGGAAAGAAAGCTGTTTGTATTCCTATAAGTATAACACAAGCAAAAAAGAAAGGTGGAACATCACATCATGCCAATATGTTAATATTTAACCCATTTATGATGGAAGCAGAACATTTTGAACCACATGGACAGGAATTCCACGGAACAGGAAAAAGAGATGAAAAAGGAAAATGGCAATGGAGTAAAGTAACAGGAATCAATTTATCAGATGGAATTAAAGAAGTGAATAAAATGTTAAAAGCTTATCAAAAGGATTTTTTTAATGATAAAGGAGGTTTTAAATATTTGAATCCTGCTGATATTTGTCCAAGAAATATTAAAAAATATAAATCATTTCAATTAAGAGATAGTTATAGACAAAATATAACAAGAGATTTCAATGGAGTTGTTATAACAGAAATTGGTGGTTATTGTGCGATGTGGTCATTATTCTATTTAGATATGAGATTGAAAACATTACGGAAACCTGTTCAATCTATTTATAAACAAATGGCTAAATTTTTCAAAAAAGATTATGCTGATAAAGATGATTCAACATTTATTCATTTAATGAGAGGGATGTCAAAATTTGCTTGGGAACAACAATATAATATGGTTAAGAAAGGATATTTATCTGAACAAGCATTGATTGGTATGTTAGGAAAAACAGCAGAAGAAGACAGCTGGAAGAAATATTCTAAACAATATTATGAAGCTGTTGATAAATATGTTATTGATGATTGGAAAACATTCACAAAAAATGCTGGTGTATAATACAAATCTTATATTATGAGTAATATATATATAGAAATAAAGACAATTTATATAATAAAACTTGATTTATTAGTATTTAAACAAATAAAATTATAATTTTATTCTTTAAGTATAGCAGAACATAAGATTTATTGCTTATTTTATATATATTAATCTATCATAATATAAGATTAATTAATATATTACTATTTATATATAAAAAATCTATTATATATTAATATAAGATGAATCATTTTCAAGTTATAAAACAAATTCATTTGTTACATCTACCAACCGAAATTAATAATTATATAGCAATGATATATAAATATAATCAATTAGAAATAAAGAAATATAATTCCATTAAAATTAAGTTAGTCCGTCATCTACAACATTATTTTTGGTTAAATAAGAAATTTAATAAAGTTGATAAAAGAAATGATTCAATAATAAAAACTATCAAAGAATATGATTATTATTCATAACTATTTTAATTTAACAAAGTTTTCATCATGTTGTTTTTCAACCTCAATTGTTTCTGAAACAACCTCTGAATCAGAATAATCTTCTGATGATTCACTTGATTCCGTTGTATAATCAAAATGATGTCTAAGGATTTGAATCAAGTCAGGACGACCAACACGAGCCAATTCACTTATTATTTCTTCAAGAATGTCATCATCAATTTTATCAACTATTCTTTCATCCCAATTATCCATTTATATTATATATTATATTTTATTTTTATTCATTTAATTTTTCCGTAAATTTAAGTTTGAATTCGCTAAAATTTTTATCTATGCTAAATATATAATGGTTAGTTGCCAACATAATTGTGATTTGTCTAATGCTTATATTTATATTATCAAATGTAACACAACAAAAGAAATATATATTGGTTCATCATATATTCCGATTAGTTTAAGATTAATGAAACATTTAACTGATTTGAAAGGATACATGGGAATCAATAAAAAACATAGAAATTATAGAAGCTCATTTGAAGTTTTGTTTAATGATAATTATGAAATGTTTAAGATTGAAGAATATCCTTGTAATTCAAAAGAAGAACTTGAAGAACGAGAAGGAAAACATATATTAAAAAATAGATACATTCATAAAGAAAAATGTGTGAATAAAAGAATGCCACGGAAAATGAAACATTATTCTTTGGAAGATTTATCTGATGTTCCTTGTCCTTCTTTGATATAAACCTTATCCATTGTTTGTGTGGAATGCCCAGTGATTTTTGACATTTCTTC